CACCAACGAGTATTTAACGATACTGGGTCTGTAATCAAGAAAGGTTCACCTCTCTACTTCAATGGTAACTACACTTCTGGTGCAATTGATGTGCCGAAGGTTGCACTTTCTGATGCTTCAGATGTAAACAAATATAACTCGCAGGGTCTTGCGGCACACGACATCGCAAACAACTCTTATGGACACTGTATGATACAGGGTCAGATAACTGAGGTGAATACTTCAGGTGTGTCTGCGGGAACTCAGTTCTTTGTATCTGCGACAACGGCAGGTGGTATAACAAATACACCACCCGCATATCCAAACTTCCCAATGTGTATGGGTTGGGTTGTTGTATCTGGTGATTCCGATACTGGTATCCTCATGGTCAACCGAGAGAATCACTCGGTCAACTCGTTCCGTGTAACACAGGGTGTACATATTGGTCAGAACCTACAGGTGGATGGTAACTTAACCATTCTAGGTAGTCAGACCACAGTGGGTACATCTAATGTGACTCAGGGTGCTCCATTCTATCGTCTCAATGAGGGTGATGCGATTGGTGAAGCAGGAACTACCTTTACTGGTGGTGGTCTTGACGATGCATTCTTCTCTGGTCACTTCACAGGTACTACCGCACAAACCTACTATGTCAAGATTGATGGTGTAGGAACTGGTGCGGGTGGTGTGGATACCTTTGCGGTTGCACTAGGAAACGATAGTAACTTTACATCTCCACTACTTACCAAACAGGTAATGACTGGTAACAAACAACTTATTCACTCAACCGACAATATCTCGGTAGAGTTTGGTGCGACTACTGGTCACGATTCTGGAGACAGATGGTCTGGTACTGCCGCACCTGTTAATGTTGATACTGGTTTCTTCACTAACCGAAACACTGGTACAAGTGGTGTCGGATATACTCACATGGGTATATTCTTTGATGTCACAGACGAGAAGTGGAAACTGGTTGACGAGTATGACTCGACTCCGACAGGAACGATTAACACTGCGGATGGATCATTCAGTCTTGCGACTCTGGTTGCGAGTAACTTTGAAGGTGATCTGACTGGTGCGGTAACAGGTAATGCCTCTACTGCGACAGCACTTGCATCTGGACAGAACTTCTCTATATCTGGTGATGTGACTGCATCCAATGTATCCTTTGATGGTACTGGTGCAGTAACACTTAATGCCGCAATTACTGCGGATACAATCATTAACGCAGACATCAAGTCCGATGCCGCAATTGCAGATACCAAACTCGCAACGATTAGTACTGCGGGTAAGGTAAACAACTCTGCGACTACTGCTACTGCCGCAAACACTGGATCGGCAATCATTGCACGAGATGCGAGTGGTAACTTTGCGGGTGGTATATTCACTGGTGAAGTCAACCGTGATGCACAAACTACAGTAACCGCAGGAGCATATGGTTCTACTACTGCAATACCTGTACTGACAATTGACTCAAATGGTTTCGTAGATAGTGCGGGTTCGGTTGCGATCAACACAAGTCTTGTTGCAGACACTACACCTCAGTTGGGTGGTAATCTTGATCTCAATGGTAATAACATCACTGGTACAGGTAATATCAGTACTACTGGTAGTTTAACCATAACATCCACTGATGATGGTTCAAGTGCCGCACCAGAGGTTGACTTAGTTCGAAATAGTGCATCTCCGGCTGATGCTGACTATCTTGGTCAGATTAAATTTACAGGTGAGAATGATGCAGATCAGTCTGTTCTTTATGCGAAGATTACAGGTAAGATTTCTGACGCAACCGATGGAACAGAAGATGGTCTGATTGAATATGCGGTGAAGAAAGAAGGGTCGAACACTATTGTTTCACGACTCACTGGAAGTGCATTAAAACTGATCAATGGTACTGGTCTTGAAGTTGCCGGAAATATCACAGTCGATGGTACAGTTGATGGTCGTGATGTTGCGGCAGATGGTACGAAACTGGATGGTATTGAAGTAAACGCAACTGCCGATCAGACCGCATCCGAAATACTGACTGCAATTAAGACAGTAGATGGTGCTTCAAGTGGATTGGATGCAGACTTACTTGATGGTCAAGAAGGTACACACTACAGAATTAATGTATATAACAATGCAGGCACGTTGTTAAACTAAGGATAAATAGATAGTATGTCATATAGTAGATTACAAACCAGAACTGATTTCATAGATTACTGTCTGCGTAGACTAGGCGCACCCGTAATTGAAATTAATGTCGATGATGAACAGATTGAGGATCGTGTAAACGATGCGATACAATTGTTTACCGAGTATGATGCGGAAGGTAGTACCAGAGTTTACGCTGGAATGACCATAACCCAAGACATCATTGATCGTGGATTTATTGATTTTGATTTGGATACAAGTGTAGTAAAAGACGTATCAAATGACATATTAAGTGTTGTTCGTGTTCTTCCTATCAGTGATTCAGCATCTAGTGTAAACTTCATGGATGTGAAATATCAGATGCGTCTCAATGATATGTGGGACTTGCAACTGGGTACAGGTGGTATTGCATACTACGAACAGATGCAACAATACCTATCAACCATTGACTTAAAACTAAATGGTCATCCACAGATTCAGTTCACAAGGTCTGGTAACACTCTTAATATTTGGGGTGATATTGCGGGAACACAGGGTGATATGCAAGTCGGTCAGAAGATTATGATCGAATTATTTCTTGCTACTAACCCTAACAGAAATGGCAAAATCTACGACAACATCTTCTTGAAAGAATATGCGACTGCACTTCTCAAGGAACAGTGGGGACAGAACCTCATTAAGTTTGAGGGGATGGTATTGCCTGGCGGTGTTCAGTTGAATGGTAGACAGATACTAGAAGATGCAAGACAAGAGATAGAAACAACTAGACAAAGAATATATAATGAGTATGACACTCCACCAGACTTCTTTGTAGGATAACATAATGGCAACGAACCCATACTTCAAACAAGGTGTTCGTTCTGAACAGACAATCTATGAGGACATTATCATTGAAGCCCTCAAGATGTATGGACAGGATGTTTATTACCTCCCACGTGAGATAGTCAACAAGGACTCAGTCTTTCTTGATGATGTTCCTTCACGTTTTGGTTCTGCATATAAAGTAGAGATGTATATCGAAAACACCGAAGCATTTGATGGTGAGGGTGACCTATTCACTAAGTTTGGTATCGAACTAAGAGATCAGGCAAACTTTGTTGTTTCGAGAAAAAGATGGAAGCAACTTGTCGGTTCTCGTCTCGCAGAGAATAACTTCCGACCAAGGGAAGGTGACTTAATTTATCTCACTCTGTCCGATTCTATATTTGAGATTCGCAAGGTAGAGACCGAGACTCCGTTCTATCAGATCAGCAATCTTCCCACATTCAGAATGACTTGTGAGTTGTTTGAGTATAATGACGAAGACTTTGATACTGACATTGCAGAGATTGATGAAGTAGAGTTTGAGGGTGCATTCCAGTATTCCTTGACTATGGACTCGGATGGTATACTCAATAACCTTTCAGGAACAACTGGAGAAAAGTATACGCCTGGCGAGATTGTAACTCAGTCTGGTACTGGTTATGATATGAAGGGTGAGGTGACCTCATATAATCAAGACACCAAAGTACTACAGATTGCTCATGCTGGTGCGACTGATGGTAAGTTCCACACTTTCACTACGACTCAACAGGTCACTGGTGCTGAGTCTGGTAGGGTTGCGACACCGACACTGGTAACAGAACTGCAAGAGATTCAGCAGGATGCACAGAACAAAATATTCAATGACTTTGAAGCAGACTTCCTTGACTTCTCAGAGTCTAATCCGTTTGGGGACTTATAATGTTTGGAACATGGTTTTATCATAAACGAGTAAGGACTGCGGTATCGGTATTTGGATCGATGTTCAATAACCTTCATGTACTCAGGCACAATAGTTCGGGAGAGACTATCTCTCAGGTTAAAGTACCTCTGTCCTATGCACCCAAGAGAAACTTCATCTCTCGACTAGAAGAAATGTCCAAGGGTGAGGATGCAGAACGCAGGGTGGCAATCAAGTTACCTCGTATGTCATTTGAGATTACCAATATGGCATATGACCCAACTCGACAGTTACCCAAGGTTAATAATATTGCCAAAGCAAGTAATGAGATAACCACAAAACAGAAGATTTATACATCTACTCCATATACAATCTCGTTTCAGTTAAACATCTATGCGAAGTCACAGGATGATGCACTACAGATTGTAGAACAGATTCTTCCATACTTTGCACCACAGTACACTGCGACAATCAAACCTTTCTCAGACATACCTAGTCTGACCGAAGATGTTCCGATCTCTTTGGCAGGGGTTCAGTTCTCAGATGACTACGAGGGTGCGGTTGAACAACGTAGGACAATTATATATACATTAGACTTTGAAATGAAGATCGCACTGTATGGGCCTGAGGGAACTGGTTCTATCATTCGTGATGTTCGTAACAACTTCTTCTTACAAGAGACAGGACTTCTGGACAGTGATGTTTATCTCAAGACACAGAAGATCACTCCGACTCCAGTTGGTGTTACTGCGGATAGTGACTATGGATTTAATACGGTAGACTTGGATAGTGCTTAATGAGTGATAAAAGTAACGATAAGAATATAAGAGATGACTATACTACCTCTCGTGATACCTATCATGATATAATTGAGAAGGGTAGAGAGAGTATGGACTTGATGATCGAAGTCGCACGAGAGAGTGAACACCCTCGTGCCTTTGAGGTATTATCTGGTATGATGAAGAACATGGCAGATGTTACTGACAAACTGATGGACTTGAATAAGAAACACAAGGAAATCAATAAGGAAGATGATCAACCCAAACAACTAGGTAACACTACCAACAACCTATTTGTAGGAACTACAACAGACTTACAACGTCTCATACAGAATGAACAAGTGGAAAAAGTAATAGATGTCGAACCCGAATCAGAATGAAAGCTATCTTGGTAATATAAATGTCAAGAGAGATGGAGTTCAACACAGTTTTACCGAATGGGAAATCAAAGAATACTTAAAGTGTTCTAAAGACCCTGTATACTTCTGTAAACAATATCTAAAAGTTATTTCTCTGGATGAGGGATTAGTTCCTTTTGACCTATACCCATATCAAGAGAAAATGTTTGACCACTTCAATAACAACAGATTCTCTATTGTACTTGCATGTAGACAGTCGGGTAAGTCTATCAGTTCGGTAGGTTACCTTATCTGGTATGCTTGTTTCCATAGTGAGAAAACCATTGCGGTTCTTGCAAACAAAGGGGCAACCGCAAGGGAGATGCTTGCCCGTGTTACACTCATGTTGGAGAATCTACCATTCTTCTTGCAGCCTGGCTGTAAGGCACTGAACAAGGGTTCGATTGAGTTTAGTAATAACTCTCGAATCATTGCAGCGGCAACCTCTGGTAGTTCTATTCGTGGTATGTCTGTTAACCTACTATTCCTAGATGAGTTTGCGTTTGTTGAGAATGCGAATGAGTTCTATACATCCACCTATCCAGTAATTTCTGCGGGTAAAGATACAAAGGTTATTGTTACATCTACTGCAAATGGTATCGGTAATACGTTCCATAAGATTTGGGAAGGTGCAGTTCAGAAAGTAAACGAGTTTATACCATTTACAGTTAACTGGTGGGACGTGCCAGGCAGAGATGAGGAATGGAAAAGACAAACAATAGCAAACACATCTCAGTTACAATTTGACCAAGAGTTTGGGAATACTTTTTTCGGGACAGGTGACACCCTAATTAATGCCGAGACATTATTGGGGTTTAGAGCAGTCCAACCCTCAAATCATCTTGAAGGTGGTGACTTACTGATATACGACAATCCAGACAAAGATCACGAGTACGTGATGTGTGTGGATGTATCAAAAGGAAGAGGACAGGATTATTCTACGTTTAACGTTATCGACATTAGCACGAGACCTTTCAAACAGGTTGCTGTCTATCGCAATAATACTATATCTCCATTACTCTTTCCTAATGTTATATATAAGTACGCAAATCTCTACAACGAGGCATATGTCGTTATTGAATCCAATGATTCGGGACAGGTAGTGTGTAATGGATTATATCAGGACTTGGAGTATGATAATATTCATATGGAATCAGCTGTCAAGGCAGATCGTATCGGTATCGAAATGAATCGAAAGGTCAAACGTCTAGGTTGTTCCTCTATCAAGGACATTCTTGAAGAGAAGAAGTTGGATATACAAGATGAGAATACCATCATGGAGATTTCCACATTTACTGCGAGAGGTCAGTCATATGAGGCATCGGATGGAAACCATGATGACT